TTATTATGTTAAACTTTAAGATGCCAACAGACATCGATACCAAAAAAGGCACGTACGAAATAAGCAAGGCGCAACAGGCAAACTTCAGCGGTTTGTACAGAGTCGTTGTGGTTGAAAATAATTTTGTTAATGGACAATATACAAACGTGCTGACATTGGTAAGATTTAACAACCAAGGAGTGTATATAAGTTCTCCTACAGCATCCAAAGTAATTAAAACAAAAACAGGCGAATCTTTTGTTACAACCAATGCCGGCGAATACAACAAACTGTTGGCAAGCCTAAATGAAGCAGGTGGATTTATCAAAAGTGTAACTAATATTGGTAGGACAATAGATAACTTGATTGCAGACGCAAAAAAGAAAATAACAGGATTTTTTAGCTAATGAGTTTACATGATTATTTAAAAGGTGACGCATCCAACCCAAAATCCCCTGGTGGCGACGAATCATTTGCTGGCTTAAATGCCGGTCCTTTCATAGGCATTGTAAAAAATAACACTGATCCAAGCTTCATGGGTAAACTTGGCGTGTTTATTCCAGCACTTGCAAAAACTGAGAATCCAGGACAGAATCAATTGATCACTTGTGAATATCTTGCTCCTTTTTATGGTGCAAAGGGCCAAAGGTATTCAAGGCCGGGAGGACAATCATATGAAAGCTCACAACATTCTTATGGTATGTGGGCAGTACCGCCTGATTTAGAAAGCAAAGTCCTTGTAATTTTTGCGGAAGGAAAAATGGAAAAAGCGTTTTGGATTGGATGTATTCAAGATCCTTATACAAATCACATGGTACCGGGTATAGCGTCAAGTGAAAACACGTACGACGGAACCAAAAGTTTTGATAACATGAATCCGGCTCAACGAGCCAATGCTACAGGCACCGTCGATAAAGAGAAAACATACGGCACGACATTTGTTCCATCCGGTGAATTAAATAGGTCCTCTCCGGGTGCATTGAATAATTTAAATTATGATAGTATTCCAAAACCTGTACACCCATTTGCTGATGTTTTGAAACAGCAAGGATTGGGAGTAGATACGATAAGGGGTACCACAACGTCATCTGCTAGACGTGAATCGCCCAGTCAGGTTTTTGGTATCAGCACTCCTGGACCAAAAGACAACAGGTCTATAAAACAACCTGTTGGAACTCTGGATAGCCAAAAAACTGATTTTGTTTCAAGGGAAACAGGACACACTTTTGTTATGGACGATGGAGATTCCAATGGTTCCAACAAATTGACCAGACTGAGAACAGGTGCAGGACACCAAATACTAATGCATGACACAGCCGGTTGCATATATGTTGCAAACGCAAGTGGAGACAGTTGGATTGAATTATCTGCATCTGGAAAGATGTATGTGTACGCGGCTGACGGAATTAATATGAGATCGCAAGGCAATTTTGATCTCCATGCAGACGGTGACATAAATTTTCACTCCAACAACAGCATCAAATTCACAGCCGACGGAGAATTAGTGAACAATGCAAAATTTATACTTAATGCTGGCAACAACGGAATATTCAGTTCTAGCACTGAAGGTCCAGTTGCAACTTTTGCCAAACAAACTATTAGCTCTTTCACTCCTGGACAACAACTACATGGTGCAGGTGGACCAATACACCTTGCCGGTAAACAGGTACACATGAACAGTGTGGGAGCAAGTTCTTCGTGGGGTCCTGGATGGTTAAATGAAAAATCCGCTGGTATAGTGAGAAATACTAAAACTGATATGAATGATGTACTGCTCACAGTGGAAGATGGATTACTAAAACCTAACACAAAAAATACAAATACAACAATAAGTCATCTAGTCACTCATGAGCCTTTTACAAGGGCACCTTCATATCCGATAGAAACAGTGTCCAGCTGGGAAAACGAAGATGAATGGAAAAAACTTTCGGAGACGCCTGGTACTTTGGAATTCATGGCGCAACAAAACAGAGAATCAAATATAGAAGCAGTGCGTATTGGTCAATACAAAGTTGACCTTAAAAAATATCTAGACATCAAGACTGGCAAAAATGTATCAACATTAGGAAGTTTGATGAACAGTGGCATGGTCACAGGAGACAACAAAATTGCCAAAGCAACAGAATTTGCAAAAACATTTAATAAAACATACAACAAGTTTCATAATGTAAAAATGTCTTTCCAAAATCCAAGTATAGAAAGTGTTACTCAATTATTACAGACAAACGTGGTAGGAAATCACATCACGGCTGTGTCTAGTGCATTGAAAGATCCAAAAGGGTTTATTGTCAGCAACATTAACACAATAGCAAGTTTTTCAAAAAACATTTTTGGAGGATTTAGAGGTAGTGCACCGGGCAGTCTAATGGGAAGCGGCATGGTTAAAGGTGGAGCAACGCCTGGCATATTCCAGATAGCTAAAACATCAATAGGGAAGGCATTTTCCAAATTCTTTGGTTAATAAATAATTCATATGGCATACGAAGATACAGGCACAACAAAGAATTTAAGTGACGCATCAGTCACGTTCAAAGGGTTTTCATCAAGGGCCGAAAGGCAGAACTTTAAGGTTTATGATTTTGAGTGTGCTAAACAGGATCTCATAAATCGTTTGTCGATACGTAAGGGCGAAAGGGTGGAGAATCCTGAATTTGGCACAATAATATATGACGTGTTGTTTGAACCATTCACAGAAGCATTAAAAGATGCTGTTGTTGAAGACTTGACTGAAAACTTGAATGCAGATCCACGTATTTCAACAGAAGAAATATTAGTTTCTGAAGCGGATCACGGCATATCAGTACAGGCTACTATCAAATATGTACCACTGGATATCACCGAAAAACTAGGGTTCCAATTCGACGAAAACTCGTTGATACGCCTATCTTAATATACGCACATTATTTTATATATAAATATCCATACACACGTTATGGCTACCACAGAACGACAGAACAGATTATTAGTTGCCGAGGATTGGCGTAAGATTTATCAGGCTTTCCAACAGGCAGATTTCAAAAGCTACGACTTTGAAACTCTTAGACGTACAATGGTGGCGTACCTGAGGGAAAATTATCCAGATGATTTCAATGATTTTGTAGAAAGTTCGGAGTATGTGGCACTTATAGATTTGATTGCCTATATAGCCCAAGCACTTTCCTTCAGAGTCGACCTAAACGCAAGAGAAAATTTTTTAGAAACAGCTGAAAGAAGAAACTCTATTTTAAGATTAGCAAGATTGATCAATTATAATGCCAAAAGAAATCAACCAGCAACCGGACTTTTGAAAATAGATTCAATATCTACGACGCAGGATGTTACAGATTCCAGTGGTGCTAATTTGGTAAATCAAAACATTATTTGGAATGATTCGGCAAATTCAAATTATAGAGAACAATTTATTGCAATCCTTAATGCCGCAAACCAAAGCGGACAACTATTTGGAAAGCCAAGAGAATCAGGAAGCATAGGTAACATTAATACTGAAATTTACACATTAAGTTCCAATCAAGTTGACCTTCCTATGTTCGAATTTGCACAACCAATTGGCGGTGTTTCTAGACGTTTTGAAATAGTGCCTGCAACAATACAAAATTCAGAATCAATATATGAAGCAGATCCAATAAATGGTACAGGATTGACCTATGCATACAGAACAGATGGTTCAGGAGATAGTTCCAACAACACAGGATTTTTCTTTTTGTTCAAACAAGGAATAATGAGTAACGTAGACTTTTCTGTTGAAACCGCTACCACAAATTATATTCAATCGATTGATGCAAACAATGTTAACGACACTGATTTATGGTTATACAAAATGGATCAATTTGGACAGATTGCTGAAAAATGGACAAAGGTTCCTAGTTTATCTGGCAACAATGCAATTTACAATTCTTTATCCAAAAGCGAGAGAAATATTTACAATGTCATTACAAAAAATAATGACGCAGTGGATTTAGTTTTTGGTGACGGAAATTTTTCAAATTTACCATTGGGTACTTTCAAGCTATATTATAGAACAAGCGACAATGCCAAGTATGCTATACAACCAGCAGATATAAGTGGTGTAACTTTATCAGTACCCTATACAGATGCCAACGGATCTCAACAAAGTTTAACTTTAACATTAAGCCTAAAAAGTTCTGTGTACAACAGTTCTGCAACTGAAACTAATGAATCTATAAAAGAAAAAGCGGCGCAGGTATATTATTCACAAAATAGAATGATAACAGCAGAGGATTATCAAGTTGTACCTTTAAGTGCTTCACAAGAAATAATAAAAACTAGAGCTATTAATAGATCAGCATCGGGCATATCCCGAGCAAAAGAAATACTAGATCCAACCGGAGCATATTCAAATGTTTCTGTTTTTGCAGACGACGGAATACTTTATAGAGAAGAAGCTACAGAACAATTCACATTCACTTTTAATAACAAAAATGAAATAAGTTCTGTTATTAACAATGATGTTGAATCAAAAATTAAAAAACCATATTCCAGACATTTTTACTATTTGAAATATGGAACAAAAGATATAAGCACACTTTCGGCGACATGGAACAGCACTACCACAACGACCAATACCAACACAGGATATTTTACAACCGGTAGTGGAGCATTAGCGATAGGTAGTTTTGCAACATCTAACTTCAAATATGCAAAACCCGGTGCACTTATAAAATTCACATCTCCGGATACAAGAGAATTTTTAAACAACACTTTAGTTACAAATGGCACCGATAATGGTGAGGATAGGGCTTGGGCAAAAATAGGAGCAGTGGTAGGAGATGGAGCAAACAGTGGTTCCGGAAATCTAGAGTCAGGAGTTGGTCCGGTCACACTCGCCGACATCATTCCAAATGGTGCTGTTGTAAATTCAATTATTCCAAATCTTACCACCACCTTAAATGATGACTTAAAAGCAGATATGATTGATAGAATTAACGCATTCGAAACATTTGGAATAAGATATGACGTAGATTCAGAAACTTGGAAAATAATAACTTCAACAAATTTAAGTGCCTCTAATATTTTTTCTTTGGGAAATGCAGGATCAGTAGCAGATACTAACCTAGATGCAAGTTGGTGGTTCAAATTTTCAAATGACGGAAGCACTTACACTGTGAATTATAGGAGTTTAAATTACATTTTTGAATCTGAAGGTGATAACAAATTCCATTATGACGCACAGGAAAGGATTTACGATTACAAGACAGGAAGAAGTGTAAAAGACACGGTAAAATTATTAAAAACAAATTCAATAGTATCATCAGGCAATTCGGTTGGTTATCCAATTAATTGGCAGATAGTAGATACAGTAACAGAGAGTGACGGTTTCCAAGATAACAGAAAAATAAAAGTTGGTTTTTTTGATAATGACGACGACGGTGTAGTAGACAATCCAGAAATTTTTGATATAATTGTTGAACCAGATACCACGCCGGCAACTAAATTTGTGTTCTTCGAGAAATATATTTCATATGATAATATTGCAAGATTCAGACCATATGCCGCATCAAACTTTGTTGTATCCGAAAATGAAAGTGATATCACATTGTCATCTGCAACATATGATGATGAACAATTATTTTATTTTTATGACGAATCGGAAAATGTTGTTAAAAAATATGATTCCGAAACAAACACACTAGCAGTAAGCACAGATTATTATGCAAGAAGAGGAAGAAGTAATTTATCTTTTCAATACAAGCACCATGCAGGACAAGAAACAAGGATAGATCCTTCTGTTTCCAATATAGTTGATGTATATGTGTTAGAAAGAACTTATGACAATCTATTTAGAATATGGTTGCAGGACGGCGGAACAAAACCTGGTGCGTCTACTTCAGATCAACTCAGGATCAATTATTCAGGAATTTTGAATCCATTGAAATCATTATCAGATCAAATAATATATCATCCTGTAAAATACAAAATACTATTTGGATCAAATGCCGATGAAACTTTACAAGCTACTTTCAAAGTTGTAAAAAATAATAAAACAAATATTACTGATGCGGTTATTAAAACAAGAGTGATTGCCGCTATAAATGAATTTTTTGCACTAGATAATTGGGATTTCGGAGATAGCTTTTATTTTACAGAATTAGCCGCATACGTACATAATCAATTGGCACCAGATTTATTGACAGTTGTGATTGTACCAAATCAGTCAGGACAAAGTTTTGGGTCTTTGTTTCAGATCAATTCGGCGGCGGACGAAATATTCATTAGTGGGGCCACCGTTAATGATGTAGCGATCATTTCAGCACTAGGCGCCAACCAGTTGTCAGCATCTGGTTCGGTGGTAACAAGTGCTACCACATCTACATCAAACA